CCCCCAGTAATGGGGGGGAAGATACGGTATCATTTTTTGCAGCGCTTTTAGCGCTGTCCGTACTCGAGGTAATGGATCTCGAGCATCTTTTGATGGTCCATATTTATGGACAATCTGATCGGTTCGCTTCTATTATGAAGAGAACTGATACGGTCCGTCTATAGACGGACCGGTTTTCCGGGAGGCGGCTGTATCCGTCCTCGGACGGATCGGCTTCCCGGAAGGGAACCGTATATGTAGTGTTTTAGATTAATATTTCTACAATTTATATTACAAAAATATTTGCTGGTGTAAAAACCAGTTCGATTGGCTTAGGCCACTTTTCATATGTATCATGGGTTTTAATATGGGAAAACGTAATAAGCGCTCTAGTAATCAAGGTCGCAAAAACGGTCTTCGTGATGCTCACCGACGCAGTCGGGGGAAAGAGAAGACGATGGCGCGTCAAGAGATGATCGACGGAAAGATGTCCGGCGATCGGTTTGACGAAGACATCGTTTCTTCCTCTGATCGGCGTCGAGGTGAGCGTTCACGTGGCGATGGCGACGATGACGTCGTACTTGCCACGCCTAAAGTTACCCGCACGGTACAATTGGGAGTGCCTCGGGGGAAGAACAAATTCGCATCTACGGATGCGTCCGGTCGTACTACAGTTCGTGAAGATAAGTTTCGTAAGGGTTCTACGGAGAGTTGGAATTCTTATCGGGCCACTCTTCGCCGTTCTATGACGGCCGAGAGCGGTGGCTTGGCTCAAAAACGCGTGGAAAAACGCACTTCTAGAGAGAGTTATCTTGAGAGTCTTGAGGAGATTCTTGGAGAAATGCTTCATTTTGAAGTGCTCCCGGCAGTGTATGCAGGGACGCGCGGGCAGGGTCAGCGCCGTCGTTTGTTCGGTCGTATAAAGCGTGGTTTGTCTGCCACTCAATGTGTGATTGTTCCCGACGGCGGTCAACGCCCTACTGTCGTTTTTGCATATCGTGTAGTGATGTTGCAAGGCTCAGAAGGCGAGTTGAACTCTCGCTGGATGGAGATTTTTCGTCCAGAGCATGATTATGCTGCGCGGCGTACCCAACCGTCCTCTGATCAAGTGTTCCCTGCTGAGCACCAGGGGATGTTTTTCGATTCTGGAGACGCCTGGATGATGTCTAAAGGATTCGAGTTCTCCGTTAAGTATGGCGTGGGCGACGCATCGAACATACTTGACCAGTTGAAGGTGCATGGTCCCATGATCGCCCGTATGTGCGCTGATTTGTATGCGCTCTCTCTCGTTCCGGCCGAAAAGCGGCGCGAGTATCTGATTGTCCGCGGTGCGGGGATGATGATATCTTCGCCTGCGTGCAGGAAGATGGCTTGTGAGATTTTCAACCACTTATCAGCGAGCACCGCCGTCGTAGCCTTTGTGACGGCATTTCAGACTACTGGTCGTACTGAGCCCGTAGACAGCTCAACGGCTTTTGACGCCGAGCACCAGGCATTTCCTGAATGGGATGCCGTAAAGGTGGGTGACATGCTGAAGAAAGTTCGAGGTTTGGACCTTTCTCCTGGCACTGTGGTCAATGCACTCGTGTTGGTGGTTGCCGCCGGATGGACGTTAACCCATGCGAAAGGGGGGAACGCTCCGGTTGCCAGCATTTTTTCATGCGCCAAGAGATTATCAGGCGTCGGCAAGTGTGACACTGTTGATGACGCTGTTGACTTGCTTGTTCGTGCCGTTCCCGTTGTTGTGTCTGCTGTTAGCGCGGCGATTGCCGCGAAGTCACTTGCTCCGTTTCTCGTACGTAAGTCATCGTTATTTGAGGACTTCGTCGCGGTGCGTGCGGCATATGATCTGCACAAGACAGGACAATATCCAAATAGCGCTTTTTTGGATCGCGACGCGTTCGTGAGAGCGCTTGCATCTGTGCATAGGCGTTTTGCGGATGAGGCCAAAACGCGCGTTGTGCCGGTTGAGGTTAAACAGCATCTAGTCTTGGTGAATACCATGTACAATGAGGTTGTTAATAACTTGTCCGGTCAGTTCCGCGAGGCTCCGTACGCCGTCGCTATCGTTGGTGGCTCTGGTATTGGTAAGTCTGTTCTTACCAGGTTCGTCGCCGATCGCGTGATACGCGCTGACGGTGGTGCTCCGCTTAGCAAGACCGATATCTATATCCAGCAGCCTACTGATAAGTTCGCGTCTGGCTATGATATGAGTAAGCGAGTTGTAGTGCTTGACGACTTGTGCAACCAGAGACCGACTCAGGGGTGCGCTTTGCCGTGTATACCAACTGCCATTATCATTGATACCATCAACAACGTCATGACGCCAACCAACCAGGCGGATCTCGCCAGTAAAGGCAAGATCTTCTGGAATCCTCGTGTTGTCGTTGCGACGTCTAACGTGTTATCTCTTGGGGCACACGTTCATTCCAATGAGCCTGTGTCGATCTTGCGCAGGTTCAATTGGTTCGTCGAGCCGACAGTGCGGGACCGGTTTCGTGTGCGCGGCGGCTCGGGTCTCGACCCCGCGGGTGATTATTCACTCCCCATGACTGACGTGTGGACGTTTGATGTTTACCGTTGGATACCCGCGGAGAACGATGCCGGTATGGTCAAGGTCTACTGCGAGGGGTTGGATAAGGGTTGTGACATCTTCGCCCTTTTGGCATTTTTGGAATGCGATTCCGTTGCTTATTTTGATAAGCAGCGTGGGTTGGCTGCTTCCATTGATGGTCAAGCCCACGTGGATCATGACATTGATGCTTTACGGCGCATGTCGAGTGACGCCCAGGTGCGTGCGGAACACCAGATGTTCCCTTGTGTGCCTGCAGAGGGATTACCTGACGGCTCTGAGCCGGTAAATAGTCCTGGTGCTGCCGTGGATGATTCGTTTACGGGAGTGCCAGCGTATGAGAGCCCGGTTTCTGGGAGTACCGGTGTTGACTCACAGCGGTATCTGTCGCATTCGGAATATTTGTACGCGCGTACGATGGAATCATTCGAAGCAGATCGTGCAAAGCGCGCCCGCGAGGTGAGGCGTGCTCAGCTCATCTCGGATGTTCGTTACTACTTTGATCCCGCATTGGGATCTTTGAAGACAATTGCGCGTAGTGTAGCCAAGGAGATTGATATGTTGATGGCCGCCCACCTCGTATTAGTTGTGCTCGCGTGCTTGCACCCGGTGTGTAGCATTCCCTTACTTATCCACTTATATACGTGTTATCGTTTTGGGCTTACCGCGCGCCGTGTTGTTTCTCGCACGGCCATAGGTGCTACTGGCCTTGCAAGTGGTGTTGCTTTCTTCGCGTGGCTGGCTTTGCGTGGGGGGAAAAAACCCGTTGCAGAGCAGCAAGGTATCGTTGAATTTACTATGGGAGAGAAGGCCGATGTCGTACAAGGTGGTCCTCCTGCGCCAGAGGCCCCCACTACAACTACGGTCGCAAATTTGAGTGCTGCTGTTTCTCGCAACGCTATTTACGTTACGATGAACGCGGGCCACTCAGTGTCTATTGCCATTTTGACCCCCTTGAAGACCGGCTTGTATGTTGGCAATTACCACACGTTCCATCCCATATTGAAGGAGGCGCGACGATTGGGCCAGTTTGACGTGGTGTTTACACGTCTCAAAGGTACACCGCAGACCCACACAGTTCCTTTCGCAAATTTGTGGACTCCTGGTTATGATAAGTGCGACATCATGTTCTTGAAGTTGAACGGGCCTGCCGAAGTCGATGTCACTGGGTATTTGATGCCGTTTCAGTGGCTTCACGCCATGGGTAGCGGTCAACGCATGCCGATCCGCGACTCTACGTTGAGTTTGTTGCGCGCGCCGATGGAGTGTAAGCGGGGGTTGTTGGACGCTGTGGGTAAGCTGAGTCTTGTTCAAGCGCAGACGTTTGGATTGCCCCACCTTATCTCCTGTCGGTTTGAGGGTGCCCCTGGCCCTCTTAAAATGATAGGGACGAAGTGTGCGGTGACCACGGAGAAAGGTGATTGCGGTTCACCGTATTTTGTCCGAACGAGTCAGGGTTCGGGTGGAGGAGCTTACCTTGCCGGTGTGATGGCCGGCCGAGTGGCGCTCGGCGCCGAATATAGTTTGGCGATCGCTCCGATTACCGACCGACTTGTCGCGGCTGCTGTTGATGCCCTTCAGAGCGTGCAAACTTACAGCGCTGCGCCGCTGTTTGGGATGGCCCCAGAGACGCGGCTATCCCCGAACCGCGTCCACCCCGACCTACCCACGGCAGTCGAGGGCGTTGTATCATTGGGTGTGTTGACGGATGCCCAGGGCGTTAATACGAGTTCGTTGAACTCGTTTCGCTCGCGGCTGAAGGTGTCACCATTCTGTGATTTGCCAGCTGTTATGGAACAACTTGGGCCGGTTGCTCACAAGACGCCTCCCAATCCCACGTCTACGCAACATTTTGCCCGCACAGTCGGTCGGATGGAACGTAAACTTGTGCCCGAGACGAACGCAGAGCGGTTGGCTGTTGAGGACTTGGCAGGCCAGCTTGGGGAGCTCGTCGAGCGACATCGCGGAGGACTTGGCCCGATGTCGTTGTTCGAGTCCATCAACGGACGGGGAGATATTGGTCCGTACCCTTTGGACACATCTCCCGGTTTTGGTTTTAAAGGGAAGAAATCGAGTTTTTTCCAGCTGGCGTGTGTTGCTGGTGGGTGCGGTGACGGCGCCTGTGCGCTTTACCACCCGACTGAGGACGACTACTTGGTCCCTGGACGACAGCTTAATTATTATCCTGGTCCCGAACTTCTTGCTCAGATCGAAGATCTTCGCACGCGGTTACTCTCTGGAGAGGTTGACCTTGCGGTTTTTCGTGCGGCGCTGAAGGACGAGTCGGTCGACATGTCGAAGGAGAAGATCCGGGTGTTTTTTGTCGGCATGATGAGCTGGAACATTCTCATACGCCAACTCTATGCCCCATTGCTGTCCATTATGAAACAGGACAGATTGGGGTCGGAGTGTGCAGTGGGTATGGATTGCTTGTCTGCTGACTGGGAGCAGCTGATGGACCATCTTGACGAGTACAACGCGAGCGAGCGGCTTGCCGGCGATTACTCCAATTATGACAATTCTATTCATAGCCGTTTGATTGGACGTGCGTATTCCGTCATCGAAGGCCTGGGCCGCGCTGCCACTTGGGACCGTGAGTCGCTGCGATTGATGTCTGGGATAGGAAGGAATATGACGAATCCCATCTATATTGTGTTGGGCATGGTTGTTCGTGCCGATGGTACTAATCCCTCTGGAGTTGCGATCACGACCTGGATCAATTCCTTGGTGAATAGCCTGGTCCACCGCATCGCCTATTACACCAAGAATCCGGTGGACTTCGTATCTCCCGGTGATGACGGGTTGTATCCTTTTCAGAGGAGCATTCGTCTGAGCACATATGGCGATGACGTGCTGGGTGCTGTGCGTAGTGTACCTGGTGTGGTGGCGATTACCAACCACGACGTCCGCGATGCCGCGGATCGTTTGGGGATGATGTTTGGCCCTATTGACAAGGGGTCGGCCTATTTTCCACCAAGCTACTCTGTCAGCGAGGTGTCATTCCTTAAGTGTGTTGACACTTATGTCCCCCAGCTGAAGCGTCGTGTTGGCATGGTTGCCCAGGCTTCCGTTCGGAAGTGCCTCACGTTCGAGCGCAATTCTGATTTCGAGGCTCGGCGCAATACTGCCGAGTCAGCATTGCGACTCTTTTACGTGCGCGCATTGGTGGAGGAGCGCGAAGAAGGTTTTGGTTCTATGCGTGAACAACTTCTTAGTGCTTTGTTACCTCGCGTCGAAGATTCTATCGCGCGCGAGGGTCTCTTGCCCGACCTCGCCGCAATCACGAGTAGTCTTTTGTCTCCTGACAAGGTCGCGCCCGTGGTGTCAACCACCGATTGGTGGGAGGTCGGTGTGTAGGTAGTGTAGGTTAGTGCATATGATACATGTTTGCATATTGTATATTGTCCATGTTTGTATATTGTAAAATAGTGCGTGTTTGTATATTTTAATGTTTATTTATGCTGATTATTTCAGTACGATTGGTGCCTACACACCACTTTTTAAAATTATTATGGAAGAAACTAAGGGAGATAACGTTATTACTTTACTGGATGCTACCAAGTCGGTGGCAATGGACGCTATTATGACGCAAGATAGCGTTCCGTCGGTCGGGTCCTCTGACATGGGTAGTATGCCCGTGGTTAATGACACGAGCGAGATATCGCGGTTCTTGTCACGCGAGGTGTTGATAGGTTCTTATTCGTGGAACGTTGGCACAACCCCTTTTTACCGTCTGAACCCTTGGTCATTGTTCTTGAACAGACCTGCGGTCGCTGAGAAGATCAAGTACTTTTCTCGGCTGCGTGGTAATCTGTGTATTCGACTCAACATAAGTGCCACTCCCTTTCACTATGGGTCGGCTATGGCCACGTATCGACCTCATCCGGGCGAGTCTGCCACTACTGACCCACAGTACAATTTGGCTGTGTCTTCGGATGCCGCAGCGTATTCTAAGAATCTTAAGATCGTGGAGTCGCAGCTGGTGGGAGTGCGGTTTCAACCATGCTACGACCATACTGTGAACTTGAAGTGTCCGTACATCCATTACCGGCCTGGAATTGAGGTAGCTTATGGGGATTACAGCTCTATTGGCTCCTTCTCCATAATTGGGCTAACCAATTTGCAGCATGCTAATGGTGGCACGAACCCTGTCAGCGTTGAAATTTTCGCGTGGATGGAAGATGTTGTGTTGGATGTGCCAACAGCCATCGCACAGGGGTTTTCGCTGGAAGCAGCATCGAAAAAAGTCTCGAATGTCATTTCCGCTGGTGCTATTGCTACGAAGATGGCAGCTGAGTGGGCCCCCACCGTGATGAATGGCCTTGCGATGTTGGGTTTTTCTCGTCCGCTGACTCACGACGCCCCTTCCTCAGTAAGACTGCTTCCTTTTCAGCTTGCAAATTATGATTTGCCTGACACTTCGGAGCGGCTTGCATTGTCTGCCAATTCGGAGGCTCAGCTTGATGGAGTGGACGTTGGTGTTACGACCGAGGACCCCCTCATGGTGAATGAGATTGCCAACCGCAACTCATTTATTGAGAGCGCTACGTGGTCTACTTCCGACGGGCGTGGCACGTTTTTGGTCGGTTCGTTTGTTACGCCCCAGCAACAATCGGTGTCTTTGTACGCTAAGACGAATTACAGTGTTTATTCGTATGGTAATACTTCCCATGTGTGTCAAACAGCCGTGGCATTTGCTGCGTCTGTCTTTTCCCATTGGAGATGTGATATGGTTTACACTTTTACCGTTGTGGCATCCCCTTACCATAAGGGGCGGCTGCGTGTGTGGTATGATCCCAATCCGTCTAGCGTGGCCTCACCAGAGTACAATCTTGCCAACTCTACCATTATTAATTTGGCTGAGGAGTCTAGCGCCGAGGTTCGCATTCCGTGGCAAAATGTGCGAGACGCGGCTCGTACAGAGGACAGCTTCCACACGAATACGTCGGCGAGTTCTACGGCCCTAACGCTGCGCGCTGCTGCCATTACGCGGGACCTGTGTAATGGGATCATCGTGTGCGAGGTGTTGAATCCTCTTACGGCACCCGTAGATGGCGCAGGTGTTACCGTTGTTGTAGATGTTCGTGCGGAAAATTTCGTTGGTTTCGGTCCGAGGATGCCACGAGATTTCCAAGACCGATCGAGTATTGTTGTGTCAGATATGATGGCGACAGCTTATACTCCTCTATCGTACGACGTTGCATGCGGCGATGCAGTGGCGTCATTTCGCCAGCTGTTCAAACGGTACAGTCAAGAGTATGCTTTCCAAGCTCGTTCTGACTCACAGGCTGGGCCAGGTCGCCAGGTCGAGATTTTGTTGCCGATTGTGCTTCCTCCTCCTGGACAGACGGCCATCAGTTCTCGCGCGCTTGATGCTGCCACTGATTCGCATCCTGTGAATTTCACGTCGTGGGCGTTCCGTTCGTATATCACGCAAGCTTTTGCTTTGTGTCGTGGTTCTATTCGGTGGAAAGTCACGATAGCCTGCAAGAACATCTCGAATGTTCCTACTGGCACGTGTGCTGTGACGAGATATTACGGCACGCGTACCGAGTTCGGAGGTGTGAACCATCGTAAGTCGTACCGGCGTTCTGGGCCCACAAACTCTGATTTTGTGGACGAAAGTGTAACCGCGGGTGAGTTGAGCCGGGCCACCATCGGCGATGAGGGCATGCAGATTGCGCCCTTCACGTCAGATGATACGTCCACTCTGGATGTGGAGTTTCCATATGTTTCTGCATATCGTGCTTTCAATCCTCGGTCACATATCGACAGTTCCGATGACGACCGCGACCGCATGAACGCTGTGGTCCTTGGTGACATCGCCGACACCGTTGGTACCTCTTATTTTACAGCGCGTGTTTTCACAGCCGCTGGTGAAGATTTTAACGTCTTCTATTTCTTACACGCCCCTGCCTTTTTGGCTGCTATGCCAGTCATTTCGTAGGAGGCGCACGATGCATGTTTTATATTTACATGTTCGATATTTTAATACTTTGTTTAGTAGTTGCTAGTACATTTTATGTTTTCTATATTTTATATTTTTATTTTTAT